TTTAGTAAGCCGTTTGGATGGTTATGCTGCTACAACAGCCGCATGGCATATACCGCAGAATTACGGCCATGATGCTGGTAGACATTGGACTGACCAAGATGATGATGGGTCTTATGCTGTATCAAGCGGTATAACAGACAGTAGTTTAGTTTCAACAAGAACATATCCGTTTGGTTACCGATTCGGTCTAAGACAACCGTGGAACAGACCTCAGTGGGGTCACTATGGTATGCGTGCGTATCAGGAGTTAAGCAACCACGGTAGCGCTACACAGATTACCACAGGATATAGAGCAGGGCCACTGGTTCATTATGAAAACCAAGGGTCAAACACTTGGGTTTACGAAGGTGGTGACTCTTTACAAAGTAACACAACACTTGACACAATATACAACGGTATACTAGAAAGACAAACAACTGCTGCTGGTATGTTAAATGCAGACAAATATGAATGGCAAGTTCGATACAGCGAAGGTCGAAGAATGACTAGAGGTTTTGGTTGTGCTGTTAGAACCATAAGAAACCCTAACACTGTAATTAGGGATTGGTGGGGTGATTCTGCCGGTAAGAATCTAAAGAAGTTTGGAGAGGCTGTCAAATACTACTTAGTAGATTGGTGGGGTAACACTCGTGGTGAAGATGTAAGAAGAATGCCTGTTCGTGGTTTTGGTGTAAACCCATGTTGGGATGCTGGTGATGCATACGAATATGATAGAACTAACAATAGAACTCCATACGATAGAGTATGGAACAACGGTAAACCTATCTTTAATCTAAAAGGAGTTGCTAATTTATCCACTGGTGCTGTTCTAGCCTCACCTACATCTACTATCCCTAGATTTGGTGGTAGAAAGAATACTGGTAACAATAATACAGACACTACGCTAGTAGATGTTTTTGCTCCTACTAATGCTATGCGTGTAGGTGACATGGGTAATGGTCGTGGTGTTAGATTCCCAACTCAGTTTAATGAAGATATACTCGTTGAGTTAGATGCTGTATATGAAAACTCAGGTATCGTCTTATCAAGCAGCACTGCCGAGCCTACATTTGGTAAAGGATATCTAAGACCAAGAGACGATGTGTTACAGCCTACTGAGATTGTTAGAGGTATTAGTAGAAGATTGGAAGTTGATGAAGATGGTTTGTTAAAGCCCGAAGCAACTGTAAGCGATAGAGTCGAAAACATTAGTGGTAGTTCTGTGCACAAAGATGCTGTATCAAGGTCGTCTCCAAGAGTAGGTATAGAAGGTCAAACAATGCAATCATTAACTGGTGCTAATACTAACATGGTTGCTATAAACTCAGAAGCACATAGTCTACACACTAACAGGGGTGTAGGTCAGCGTGTAATACTACATGGTGGTATGCAATCAGGTTCTCAAACTCTAGGTCACTATGACTTAACTACTCTATCCTTCGCTGCTCAACCCCATGGTGGTGTAATGAGGTTTAGTCATACCTCTAACTTTAAACCAATGGGCGGCACTTATGTCTTAGAAAGTCGTAGTTTCGCAAGTCCATTTGATGATACAGGATGGGGTAGGGCTGGTTTAACTGGTAGTCAGAAAACAAGCAATCCGTATCAGATAACTAATTCTGTTTCAGCACAAACAAACATGACGGATGATTCTATCAAGTTTTTAGTGCGACCAATAAGACTACTTGATAACCAACATATAGCAGTATTTAGACCACAACTCGCCTTACACAGTGGTAGTAAAC